GATGGATCGGTTGACGCATCAAAATTAGTTGCAAATCTAAAAGATTATTTAGAAGATGAATATGTCGCAAATGGATCACAGACAACTTACACACTAACACGAGCAGTTACCGGAACAAATCAAATACTATTAACTATTGATGGCATTGTTCAGCCGACATCAGCTTATTCAATATCAGGAACAACTCTTACAATTTCACCTGCACTTCCTAATACTACAAATGTTCGAGTTGTTCATATGGGTATTGTAGGATCTTTTAATGCTGCTAATTCTATAACATCTACCATGTTATCTTCTACAGGAGGTACAGCTAACCAAGTTCTTGCTGTAAATGCAAGTGCAAATGGTATTGAATTCCAAACAGCGTCAAGTGGTGGTATAACAACAGGTAAAGCAATTGCTATGGCAATGGTATTTGGATAATAGGAGAATAAAATGACTGCACCAAATGTAGTAAGTGTTGCAACTATAACAGGCAAGACAGATGTTCTTGCAGCAACAACAACAGCCACAGCAATAACGACTGCGGCTGCAAACAAACTTTTAAAGATAAACTCTGTCATCATAGCTAATATAGATGGCACAAACGATGCTGATATTACTCTTGATTTGTTTAGATCAAGTACAGCTTACAAGATAGTAAGTACAGTTACAGTACCAGCAGATGCTACTCTTATGGCTATAACTAAAGACAGCGCAATATACTTAGAAGAAGGTGATGCACTTAGAGCAACAGCTAGTGTTGATGGAGACTTACAGGTTATATGTAGTTACGAGATTATATCTGAGTAATCCATGAAAAACAGTGTGCATGATAATGGTGGTTTTATAGGACGTGTAGCAGACTATGCGGCAGAGGATTATTATACTGTTTTACAACAAGGCAGTGCTTATGAAGTAGCAAATGCCGCATACACTAATGTTTCAATATCTACAGGATATACAAGCACTCATGGCGTTGTGTTTTCAGCAGATGGTACAAAAGTTTACTTTCAAAGTGCTGGTAATACTAACTTTGCAACTTTATCTACACCTTCTGATTTAAGTACAGCAAGTTCTTTAACCTCAGTTTCGTCAGGTGCTTCAAGTGTGCAAAGTATTACATTTAACCCCACTGGGACAACAGTTTTTTATACAGACTATGGTGGTAATATATACTTTGCTAGTTTATCGACAGCTTCTGATTTAACTACAAAAGGTAGTCAGACTACTATTAGTTCAGGTATTAGTGCGATTAGAGATTTGCAGTTTAATAACGATGGCACAAAACTTTATCTTATAAAGAGCGGTTCTATATACAGTTTTCCACTAGCCTCTGCTTACACAATAACTTCTACAGATGTAGCATCTACAAATAGAACAACACAAAGTATAGCTGGGGCCGACCCGCAAGGATTTAGATTTAATTCTGATGGTACTAAATTATTTGTAATACATGGAAAAGACAGTCCGGGTTCAAGGATTGTAGAGTACAGTTTAAGCACAGCTTATGATATTACCACAATTGGAACAGCTATTACCCATACAACAACAGCGTCGCAAGTAAATGATGCACACGATTTTACTTTTTCTCACGATGGTACAAATTTTTATGTAGTAGGAGTTAATAGCTCTAATGTGTATGAGTACATTGCAGCTAATACTGTTAATGCCAACAAAAAGAACACTGGCGTTTGGAGTATGGATGCAGATTACCTCAATGCAGAATTAAATACTAGCTCCTTAGATATAGATGCTGTCTATGGTACTACATACCTAAGAGAATTTACCTCATTCCCATCAGCCACTTTTAGTTCAGGCTCTGGTGGTAGTGGTCAAGTTGATGTAACTTGGATATTTGATATGACTTTCAGTACAACAGATACTGGATGTTTATTAGACCAAGGTGGAGGTACAGACGGTCTTTATTTAGGTATGGTGTCAGGAGGCAATCTTAGGTTGTCTACTTCTGGTGCAGTATCAGGAGCATCTAATCAAACATCTACTACAACAACAGATATGTCTGCTTATGCTGGTGTAGCTGGTCAGCTTATTGTTACTATTGATTACCAAAACCACATTCAATGCTGGTGGAATGATAGCACTAATGGAATTAATCAAATAGTTTCTGTAGATTTTAATGGTGACGGCGATTGGGCTGGTGGTAATTCCGCAAGAGTAGGCCAAGGAAGCTCTACAGGTACTAATGTACATGGTGGTCAAGATCCTGGAGCTTTTACAGGTACAATAACTAGGTATCGAGAAATCACAGCCTACGTTGACACAAGTACATTTTAGGAGGGTTACAAAATGAAAAATAGTGGTTTAATAACTAAAACAATAAACACTCCTACGACTAGTTCAGCTTCTGGTGTGTGGAGTTTACAAGAGCAATACGAAGCAGAGACTAACAATGCTTGGCCTAAGTATCATGGACTTGGAACAGCAAAAGTATACTTAGATGCAAACAATGTTAACAGCTACAGCGGTAGTGGAACCACTTGGTCAGATTTAAGCGGTAACAACTATGATTTTACTTTATCATCTTCAGGACTTTATAATTCTTCAGGTCCAAAATATATGGCTTTTCAAGGGCAATATGATGTAGCAACATACTCTGGCAGTAATGATGTTCCTTTATCCGAAAGTAATGGAATAACTTATGTAGTTGCGACAAGAATTATATCATCATCAACAGCAACCAAAGTATTAACAAAGAATGATACAGCATACGCACCTCACTACGGGGATTGGCATGTTAAGATTACTAATTATGATATAGGTATGCGGTCTGTAGAAGGATTTCTTGCAGGAGGTACTCCAGGCGATCGTGACTCAGGGCTTAACCAAGATGATTTACCTAGTCATGCTAATAACGATTGGATATTCTTGTATTTTCGTTGGGCAAACGGCGAGGGTTATAAACTTAGTTACAATGACACTCCAGGTACTATAAGAGGCACACTAGCAACAGATGTATATGCTCCTTATGACGAAGGTGGATTTCGTTTCTTAGGTAATCACGGATGGCAAACGGCGCAATACGCATTCCCTTGGGGAGATATAGGTTTTTTTGCCGCATGGGAAACAGAACTCAGCGATGGCGAACTAACTGAAATATACAATAGTGAAAAATCACGCTTTGGTTTATAATAGGAAATAACACAATGACACAATATACAATTAACCAAACCTATCCTAAACCTTTACCACACAGGATAGTCTTATCAGACGGCACTACTCGTACTGACAGCACAACATTTACTGATGCTGAGATAGCTGATGCTGGTTACACTGCTGTATCTGATAGACCTTCACATACAAGTGATCAACAAGTATTCTGGAATGGTACTGATTGGTATGTGCAAGACAAGGTAGGTAGTGAATACGATGTAAGAAATCATGCACAGAACTTAATACTAAACTATTGTCCTGAATGGAAGCAACGTAACATAACCAATAGGTCAATGGAGTTAATTCATAGAGGTTCTGATAATTGGACTGCTGCTGAGCTTGCGGAGTATAATGCCAATCAAGTAATATGGGATAAAATTAAAGCTATTAGAGATGCGTCTGATGTATTAGAAGCTATATCTCCTATACCTCATGATTACTGGCTAGAAGAGCATTGGCCGGACTAATATCTATTATAAATAACAACAGCACTAAGCAGACTTAATAGGAAGTAATTAAATGGCTATTCAGAAAATATCAAATGCGGTTTTAGCTGATGGATCGGTAGATGCTGGAAGTATCGCAACTGGTGGTATCACTATTGCTGATATTCCTGATGGCGAGATTACTCTTGGTAAATTGCATACTGCGGTTCAATCAGAAGTTAATGCAGTAACAAATAAACAAGATACATTAGTATCTGGTACACATATTAAAACTGTTGATGGCAATTCAATATTAGGATCTGGTAATTTAGAAGTTGGTGCTCAGCTTGGTGTGTTCTATGAGAATGCTCAGACTGTCACAAGCAACTATACTATAACAACAAATAAATCTGCAATGAGTGCTGGTCCAGTAACATTAAATAGCAGTGTAACAGTAACTATTCCTAGCGGATCAAGATGGGTGATTGTATAAATGGCTAAGTTAAGAATCAATGGTGACAGCTCAGGTTATGTAGACCTAGAAGCACCGAATGCTGCTAGTAGTTCTACACTAGACCTTGATCAGATACCACAGAAAAATGCTACTAATACCTTTAGTACAATAAATAAATTTGCTGATTCTGTTTCTATTGGAGGTACTCATTCTCCTACTTATCCTTTAGATGTTCGCTCAACAGGACAAGCTATTGTTAGAGTTGATGGGGTAGGATTATATTTTAATGGTATTAAGATTAGAAATAATTATTCATCAGTACAATCGGATTGGAATGTAGGTGCAGCTGGCGGTTCCTCAGGTTGGGGATCTGCTAATGGAACTTTTATAATAAGAGATGATACCACAAACTCTACTGGATTAGAAATAGAACAAGGAGCTGGCAGTAATACAGCAGCATTACATATTAATTCATCTGGCCATGTCACAATGCCTAATCAGCCATGTTTTAGAGCTACCAATGGATCTAGTTCTATTGGCGCAGGAGTAATTACTCTAACTCAAGCAGATTTTGATGTGACCAACTCATATAATACTAGTAACGGTAGATTTACTGCACCAGTCACCGGTCATTACTTGTTTTACTTAACTGCTCTTTATGTTCTCTCAGGTACAAGTCCAACTTGGAAAGTTTCTTGGTGGAAGAATAATAGCTTTGATGCTGTAGCTGGGGAATACCAATCAACTCTAGATAGCTCAGGTTATAATACTTTGTTTAACTCTACAGTAACTACTCATATGGCTGCAGGAGATTATATGCAAGTGTATAACCATTCAAGCAACGTTCATATATCAGGAACCCAAACAAAGTTTGGTGG